GCGATACCCTAGTCACAGACGAGGGGATTAGTTTCACAGAAACTAACTATTTTTGAGCCTCTTGCTTGAGCACGGCTGCAAGCTGTGGATCTTGCTCTAATAGTAGCATTTGTTGAGTGAGGTTGCCCGTTTTCCACGGATTTACTTGACCTCCACCAGCATTTGCTACAGGGCTAGGTCTAGCACCCATTCCTGCTGCTGAACTTGGTTTAAAATGATGTTCCCAACCACTTCCAGGATTCTTTAGACTGCTGATATAAGTATTCAAATCTTGCTCAACTCCACCATTAAGAATAACTACTTTACCTTCAGCGTTCTTTTGTAACTTATTCTGTAACAATGATAAAGTTTGCTCTGCATTTATTGCTCCAAGATTACTAATCGCTGCGAGGGCTGCTGTTTTTGTGGAAGCTACTTCGTGAGAATTTTTCATCTCTTCAAGCTGTTGAGATAAATTCATTATCTGCTGTTCTTTTTCCTGGGCTGTTTTGTTAGCTTCTTCCCAAAGGGTTTTCCATTGACCTTGCTCTTCTAGATCTTTGGTCCGCTTTTCTTCTTTTTGTTTATAAACATCATCAAGTTTTACCTTGATTCCTTTAAATTTTTCTTCTGCATCAGCAGCTTCTTTACGGGCAGCAGCTAGTTTTGCCTCATATTCTGCTTTTACAGAACTTAGATCAGGTGCTTGTGGTTGTGAAGGAGTGTCAGCCACGGGCTGTTCAGGAGGATTCACAGAATCAGGCTGAATTACTTTTTCTTCGATTGCCATGAATTAGTCAGATAGTGGGCTAGTAGTTTTCTTTTTAGTAACTTTTTTCTTAGTTGCTTTTGGTTCGGGAGCAGGACAAGCTTCAACTGGTGCAGTTGAATGTACAAGTTCTACTTCTTCCCATTTATAAGTTCCGTCAGGTTGCAGAACATGGTCTAAAGATTTAGCCATAAATTTTATGTACTTATATACTATTGTAGCAGACTATTCAGATTTGACCTCATTTGCTGAAGGTAATACTTCTCCTTGTACCAAAATGTCTCTAAATTCTTCTCTATCTATCACATTTTCATTGAATAGTGCAGTTAAAGCAGTAATATCTTGACCAATTAGCCTTTCAATATCAAAATCTCTACTAATCTTTACTTCTGGTGGTTCAATCCCAACATATTCAGCAGATAAATTAAAGGCTTTTTGTAATTTTTGTTCTAACTCCATAGATACCATCGCCAACATGGAGTTAGTATCTACACGATCTAATCTGCGAGCATCAGCAGATTCTGCAACAAATTTCTGTTGTGATAGTGTACTGATTCCTAATGTAGCCATCTGCATTTGTAACTCTTTTATCTCAGCAGATTGAGCTTCAAAAGCACTGGAAGCTGGTTCAACATAGTAGATTTTGTTGCCAGGTTGAGTTGCCATTGCGTAATTTACGCTGATAGCAAGGTCTTTGGTCTGATCGTCATATCCTTCCATTACAAGCATTGGTTGAGATGCAACGTGCAAACTATGAATAAGATCAGCTTGTCTCTGAAAATGTGCAATATTTAGATATGCAATGTCCAGTAAAGGTGGTTTGCTGACTAAATTATCGGTTTTTCCAGAATAAATAGTAACTAAAGGTATTTCACCAAGAGAAAATTCACCAGATTCAACCTGTTTATAGTCTTTATCAGATGATCCAGCTTCAAAACGACCAACAGAACTTCCATCTGATACATCATACATTTCCTCTATCTGTTCTTTTTTGCGGAATACTCTGTAACTACCTGGTTCTATTACTCTTACTTGGTCAAATACTTTTTCTCCAAACTGTCCATCTGGGAGCACTGCTTTTTCACCAAGTCTTACCTGTATCAAATTTCCATAGTTTGATTCTCTATCTAATCTCCAGCCGTAAAGATTATTTGGGTCAACTTCAATCCAGTAAGGTCTGCGGTTTTGCTGACGTTCTTCTGCTAAACTTACTGCTCCTGATGGTGCAGGATAATCTACAAGAATATGACTTTGGCCGTAGATTAGAGAACACATTAATAATCTTCTTGCATATTCATCTAAATCTGACTTTCTTCCGTCTACATCCATCTTGAACATTTCTGTCCAATAAGGATCTCCAGTAAGTGTTATCGGTTTTCTTAATACAAGACCTGTAGCTGCTCTGATTAATCGTTGGGTAAATGGGGAAAATACAGCACGATTTACTCTAGCTAAGTAAGCATCGTAATCTTCTCTTGGCTCTAATGGTAGGAATGTTTCGCTATTTGTTCGGAGGTAATCTGTTCCTTCAGTTACAGCTTTCATTACTTCCCAACCCTTCATCATGTCCAGAACAGCCCTAGTACGAGTAAAAGGACTATCTATTCCACCTATAGAAGTAGATGAGATAATATTGGTTCTGATTGGTCCAGGTACAGCGTAAGTCATTGTTTACCATTTAGTGCGGTGTGACCAGTATCTTGCAGAAAAAAAGTCTGGGTTGGGATCTTGTGCATTGTGTCTGGCATAATACGATTTTCTTCTGGCTTTGTCCTTTTCGGATTTGGGATTTTTACCAGCACCCACAACCCCTTGTTGACCAAATCGTATTAGTTTTATTTTATCGCCTTTTTTAGCCAGTACCACATGAGATTTAGTGGGATGACCAGGTGTTTTCTTGGGTTTATTGAATCCTTCTAATCTATTTTTTGTAAGTCTGGGATCTTTTTTACTCATTTTCCCACCTTTTTCATGGTCAGCTTATGAGCTTCAGTGAAAGTTTTACCTTTTAACATCAAATCTTCCATCTCTTTCATATGCTTCCTAGTATGAGTACCCTTCTTTTTATGCCTAGCTAAAGCATCTTTCTGTCTTTGAGTTAGGGTTTTCATTTTTTCTTCCTCTTTTTCTTGGAACGTAGCTTTTTTAAATCGGCAGCAGTAATCTTATCCCGTGGTGGAGCAACAGCAGCTAATCTACGTTGCTTCGCTGAATAAGATGATTTAGGCATTAAGCAGCGTTGGTAATAGTACCAGATGTAATAAAACTTACTGAAACAGTTGAAAGATCGCCAACAGTTGAAGATAAACTTGTTCCTGTGACAATTCCAGAAAAACTTACTTTTTTAGTTCCAGAAGTATCTAAAAATAATTCAAAATTTGCATCAGCAGCATCTTCTGTTGTTAAAACATCTGCTAATAAATTTGCAGTTTCATTACCACTAGCTGCTGTATATAAAAAGTCAACAGTACCAGATCCAGAAATCAATCCACCTATATTTTTTCTAAATGTATCGCCATGAGCAGTGACATCAAGAGTATCTTTTGTTGTATCCAAAGTCCAAGCTGTAGTTGAAACTACTGCCTCAGTAGTACCAGAAGAGTTCTTAAAATTAACGGAACCTTCCTCTCCACGAAAAAATGCCATGATTCAAAGAAAAAAGAGTATTTATAGATAGTTTAACTTGTAGTTGACTTTTTTACAGTACCTTCTTTTAATTTTCTTTGATATTGTTCACATCTAGGATCCCAGAGAGCAGGATTTCGCTTTCCTTTTACTTTTTCGATGATGTCGAGCATCTCGTCTGTAATTTCAATCATTTTTTCTTGGATTTCTTTCTAAGTATATCAGCATCAGCCTTTCTTGCCCCTCCCTTACCACTGATAAAGCTGTTTACCCTGCCCATCGCCCATGCTGCCATTGGTACATTGCGAGATCCAGAAGATAAATATGCTCCCTGTCCTCTGCGATACACCTGGGCAAGTTGTCCGTAGGTAAAACGGCTCTTATCTGCCTTTTTTCTTAGTGTTTCTTTTGTTTTTTCGCTTAGTGGTTTTCTTTTTGGTTTCATCTTGAGCAGATCGTGACTTGTTGATGGCTTTTATATCAATATATTCGCCTCTTTTGTACTTTTCGGCTGTTTCTTTTATCTCTTTTGCCTTTGCACTACGATTTCGAGCACCCGTAAGGTATTTACTTGGTACTCCCGTCTTTTTGTCTCGTCTTACCCGTCTAAACTGTCTCACTTCTTCTTGGTTTTTTTCTTTTTTTTCTTTTTCTTCTTCATTGTGGAGTGATACATAGTAAAAAAGTAAACTCTTAGTATATTCTAAACGAAGTTTGGCCTAATGTCTCTGGCTTGGCAAGGTTAAATTGTTGGAGACAGAGGTAGCCGAAAGCATCAAACGCATGATCCACTCCCAGGTTTTTATTTGGTAGTCCTGTATTAGGGGCATAAGTCAAAGTCCTAAGTGCTTTTATCAATTCTTTACATCGTGGGTGGATAAATGTTCTGCGATTTCCATTTGCATCATACAAAGCTGTATTTACTGATGTAATTTTATCTCTTATCTTCCACGGACTTTTTGGACTCATAACTGTAAATCCACTCCTCCTCAGAATATTGTGGTCCGTAACTCCGACTCCACTTGTTTTTCTCGCACTACCAGTAGGGTCAGGGCAAGCAATAATTCGTCTATCTACCCCATACCTCCTGATAACTTCCTCCGCAAAATCCCAAGTTGTTGCTCCACCCGTCAACATGATCTCATCGAACACATAAAGACAGTCATTATGCTTGACCGCACAAATTCCTGCCATAGGGTCCACGTTAAAATCCAATCCCAAAATTAATGGGAGCATCTGTAAATCCTGGACTTCGCTACTGATATTTTCATCATTAAAACTGACCGCCACCAATCCTGTAAGATTCTCAAAACTTGCCTCAAATTCTTGCTTAAATGTTCTGCTATCTAATTGGGCCTTGGCTGCCTCGACTTCCTCAACTGGAACATTGCCCCCGTCTACTGTAGTAAAACTCCACCTTTTCCAATCGCCACTCATATCCTCTGGAACGTAGCACCATAAATCGTAAAACCAGCTTGCCGTGCCATCGGGTGTTGAAATGAAAAGTGCCCACCCCTGTTTATCTGCTAAGGCGGGTCGAATAACTTGGAACCATACATCAGAATCCATGAAGGCTGCTTCATCTAAAACAACACCAGCTAAACTTCGACCTCTTAACGTGGTTGCGTTTTCTGTTCCCTTTAGTTCAATTAGTGAATCATTTATTAGCTCGATCTTTAAATCTGTTTCATTTTTTGATTTTATCCATTCTCTTGGTACGAGTTTCTTCAATTCTTTCCAGGCAATGTCTTTTGCCATGCGGTAGGTTGGAGCACAGTAAAAATAGGTTTCGCCTGGTCGTTTGATCGCTGCATTTACAAGTTCAATACAAGATAAATATGATTTTCCGAATCTTCTGCCAGCCACCAGTACCCTAAATCTGTTTTTTGCATTGAACACCTCCCCCTGGGCCCATCTTAATGTCAGGTTTTCTTTTGTTTTTACACTCATGTAATACAAAATAACCCTAATTTTAATTTATTTTGTAGTTTTTATCGACTAATTTGCTATTTTAAGGTTATTATTCAATTAATAACATAAGTTTCAGTCCGTGACAGAAGCAATCCTACAAAATTTTGACGATAGATCCGTTCCAAAGAAAAGAAATCCTGGTAGATCGCCAGATATGGTTATAGAACAGAGAAGGCAAAGGTTATACAAAAGACAACTCGAAGGTTTGCCAGCAAGACATCTTGTTTTAGAACATTCTTCCAGAGAAGGAGTATGTGTAAAGACCGCATGGAACGATTGGAAGGAGGTTACAAAGTGGAATGAAGAAGATTGGCAAAAAGATAGGGAGAATATGATCGCCAGGCTTCAAGCTATGCGTGTAAGACTTTTTGATAAGGCTTGCAAAAAAGGTCAGTTTCAAACTGCTGCTCAAATATTAGACTCATTAGGTAAAGTAGTAGGAGAGAGTGTGGAAACTGTAAACATAAATGCTCCAGAACTCTCTATACGAATAGAAAATCAAGAAGATAGTTGACACTATTGTAGTATTGTACTATAATAAATAATGTAGAGGGAAATAATTTTTAGATTTATCAGTAGGTTCAGGGTTATGTCACATATTTGACACAGTTTTGCTACACCACCCCCCCACCCCTTGCACCTCCTGGAATTTGGGGGAACGGGTAGGAGATCGGGAACGGGAACACCCCAACAACATATTTTTTTTTTGTTTATAATTTTTCTTACATCACATTGTCATTTTTTCCTGGGAACTGTTGGGAAGTTGGCAAACGTACCAATAGATAATAAAAATTAGTAATTTACAAGACAACAAGAAAGATAAGAAAAAACCCAAACAATAATAATAATTTTTTGCATAAAAAAAAATCCTATCTTTCACAATAGGATTAATAAATTTTTTAATTTAGATTAATACTTTTTATTTTTTAAATAAGTATCAAGTTTGTAGTTTAATTCAGATATTAAAATTACTGAACTAACAACTAGTAGAGAATCAATAATAAACATAATTATTTTTCTTGTAATTTAAAAAATAATTTTAATTGTTTTTCTCCATTGTAATAACTTGTTTTACTTCCTGATAGTCTCAAACTTTTTGGTGCTTGATC